TTACTGCTCATTCAGCAAGGCTATGCGCATTGGCTTGCCGCCTGACTTAAGGATTTCAAATCCGACAGTTCCAAACTCTTCAAGGTCTATATTATTGCGGTCAACCAGCTTAATGATAGCGTCATGGTCTCGGCCCACCCCGTCTGCTATTGCTGCGGTATTAGTGACAAGGTCGAGTTTCTTAATCTCTACTAATTGCATAGCGTTTTCCTACTCTTTGAGATGAACCTTTGCCGAAATGAAACGCCAGCCCACCGAAGGCTCGCCAGCACTAAACTAACGTCTCTAAAGGCTCATTTCACAGGTTAGGGTTCGGTGTGTTTGTGGTCATGCTCTGCCATTTCGGGTGGCAGTTCTTCTTGGGGTTTGTCATGCCCAATAAAAAAGCCCGACCGAAGTCAGGCTCTTGATTGGTTATGTTATGCTTCAGAGCAACTTGTAAGGAGACAGGCTATGCACATAAATACCAAGTACAGACTTGGAGCTCTGTTCTACCTCATGGCGGCATATGCTATTGCCCTGCCACTGATGGCCCTGATTTTAGATGTGGTGATTGGCGGTAGCCTTATTGATATATGGAAAGGTTCATATTCCTTCTCTGACCTGCTTAACCACCGCGAGGATCTTTATCTCATGATGGCAGGGCTAGGTGCTGCCATAGGATTTGTCTACTGGCTCTTTTTTTACAGAAAATACCAGCATTACGACCCTATGGATAAATACTTTAAGTAGTTACAGGCATTGCCTGGTGATGGAGTCCTGCAAATACTTCAGGGCTTTCTGGTCGCGGATGATTCCGGATCGGATACCGAGAACGTTTCGTCCAGCAAGGTCAGCGAGTTCGACGGTTCCTGCATCGCCCATGCTGCCGGTGGTGGAGGTGTAATCCTGAGTGGGACACTTCCCTTAACGCGCACCCTGCCACCATTATCGAGACGCCTACGCAGAGCATCATTTTCAGCATTCGCATCAGCAAGCTCCTTTGTGTATTTAGCGTCCAGCGCTGCAACATCGCGCTGGCGCACCTGCATGTCGTTGATGGGGGCGCTCGCCAGCTTCAGGCTTTGCTCGGCATCAGCAGCACGATTTCTTCTGTTTCAGTGAGAAAATGCTTGCGCTAATGTATAGGTGCACCAATGCTAATCACATTAGCATGCCGCAGAAACGGGAAGGGCCCCACCAAAGCGGAGCCCAACATGAAGAAAGGGTTATGATGAAGCTAGTCATCATCCTGATTGTTCTCTTAGTGATTAGCTCCCCAGCTTACTAAGACAGTCAGGCGGAGGAGAGAAAGCCCCTCCAACCCTAAACTCAAATATAAGGTCGAAAAATGGCTCAATCAACTACCGCAATTCAGTTAAAGAGTGATCTCAAACGAGGGGTTAGAAGCAAAGGCTTCAAACTTACCGAGGAGATTATCTCTCTCATTGCAGACTTATCAGATAAAACAGGGAAGCCACAATCCGCCGTCATTAGCGAAGCAATCAGGCTTTACGCTGAATCACTTAACAAGTAACCGAATGTGCCGAATGCGTATGTTATTCGGCGCATTTTTTTGGGTTGAATAAGCTTTTAACAATAAAAAGCCCCGCTGCCTGAAGCAAACGGAACCCTTTCATAAAACTTAAAAATGCACCGCTGCCCGAAGCGAAAGGCTTCGGCAACTACACCTGCATATTCATGACATGACAGTACAATTTCTCTAATCAACTTAGATCGTCCAAGAGCGCATTAAATAACAGATGATTGCAGTTGTCAGAAAACTTCACTACCCAAATTCGCCTGAGTTCGTACAGGTGTTTTTGTCCCACCCATGCCCCATTCACATCACCGGCGCTTCATCATCCCTCGTCCGGTTGACCAGCCACGTCACCACGCCTATCACCTCGACGTCATCCAGTGCTTCCCCCTCGATAGCTTCTCCGTCCTCAGTGATTAACGCTTTACCCGCTGGCCTGGCAAAATAGTTGCGGCCGAGCCAGTTAATCAGGACGTACTCTCCTGCTTTTGGCTGTGAACCCTTTTCCACTACCGCATAACCGCCGGACGTTTCGATGATCATCGTATTGGCGTTCGTACCACAGACAATGTCAGGAGTGAGTCGGGTCTGGATAAAATCCATTGCCGGTGACGGGAATCCCATATCACATACCTCCCTGGTTCGGGTTGTAGAGCATAAAGGTCCGCTCCTCGCCCTCCTGCGTGGAGATATCTTTGAACGTATCGATGTGATGCTCGATCCACACATTGGCCTCATGCAGAGACCAGTCGTGTTTGCGTTTCGCCAGCTCAGCGACGAAATCAACCGTGGTGACGGTGCGTTTCCCTTTCGGACTGATGTGTAGTACTGCGTAGAACGCTGGGCGGATATCTGATAAGCGCGGCATATGACCTCCTTCCTTTTATCACTGTATACATATACAGTATTTTAAAAGAAGTAATCGATCAAGCGCCATTTTTATAACGTGTCTCCTATCACAATATCAGGAAAATGATATGCATAATCAACTACATAGTGTAGGCCTGCCCAATTAACATTAAATCGAAAAATGAGCAGGATATATTGTATATTAATCTACCGTGGCATTTCGACTATTAGTGGTTTTCCCCGCGGTCGCTACTAACCTTGGCTAATCATAAGGAGATTTAATAAAGGTTTTATATAAGAGTATTTACAACAATCATATTCTTTACAACACGCCAAAATCACCATCTTGTGCGAAATAATACCTATTCCTTATCTCTTCAAGAACACCTATATCCTTTCTCTTTTTTATTTCATTAATAGCATCTTCAACTTTATCGAAGCTAACTCCTTTCATGGAAACCGGTTCGAAATTCCACCACTTTAAAGATATAAGCTCCCGGATTATTTCATCACTAAACCTAAATTTTATTATTTTAGCCGGAACGCCTCCTACGATTGCGTACGGGGGGACATCCTTTGTCACTACAGATCCAGCGGCAACAACGGCCCCATCACCGATAGAAACCCCTTTACATATTGTCACTCCGCCGCCAAGCCATACATCATTCCCTATGATGGGGGCTTCTTTTACTGCTTCTGGAGGCATAGTCAAACCATTATGGTCAAAGTCTCTAAACTTGTGCCAGTATGAAAATCCACTGGCACCATACTGGAATGGATGAGTGCTAAGGAAATTAGTTGGATGATTGCTTGCCCCAATATTAAACCCAGGCGCCAAAGAGCAGAATCTACCAATCTTCTTAAGGCTGTATATATCGCCACCACGCATATACGTATACGCACCTATGGTTGTTCCAGTGTGGAAAATGGTATTAGCGAGTGTTGACGGTGGTTCAAAGATAAATTTGGCTTTCCTTGAAAAATTCGCACCTGATGTTGTTCTTACACCCACCTTATATAGCTGGTCTTTTAGTTGATCGCTCATGAGCTCACCATGTGTTTTAACGTGCGAGCAATATACAAGGTATTAGAGACAATTATAAGTTGTTTAATACCGTCACATTGGAACCTCCGGAGTTATTCGTGACAGTAAGCACATTGCCAATAACCCTTACAACATCAGTTCCGGGCTGGAGGACCATATCTCCAGATGTATTGCTGAAGCCCACTAAACCAAAGGCGCTCAGATATTGACACTTCAGATCATAGCCATATGATGTGCAATTTCTTGCAGCCCCACCGGTTAAGCTAACTCTACTGGGTAAAGTCCCACTACCGCCTATTTTGAGTCCAGTAGCCCCCCTTAGGTCATGCTGGCCAAGAATTATTGGGCGGATATTTCCAGATCCATTGTTTTGAATATCTATACATGCGGAAATGGTGTTGTCTCCGCTGATTTCATCCATCATTAGTCCGAAAACTGACCCACTTGTCGATATGATTTGAACGCAACCCTGACAGGAAGGACCTGCTACCAGACCGCTGATCTGGATAACATTCGGGGAGGCTGACCCAGATAAAATGAATTTAACCAAGTAAGTAGCTTGGTTACCCTTTAACTCTGATATGGTAGGTTCTGTAAAACTAAATGCCCCTGTTACAGTAGCCCCAACAAGGGCTCCACTGGTTCTTGCTGAGACCAGTCTCACCTGCGGGCGCGAGATACTGCGCGTTTCGCAGTTAAATCTTACGATGCATTCTGGTCCTATTGGTACTGAACTTGTATAGTCAGTATCTTCAACAACACAGTCATCATGACCGATATCTATCAGGGATGAGCCCACCGCTTGAGACCACGAAAGACCTTTACTTCGATATGCCTTGCATTCGTAACCGTAAAGACCAATTCCACGATAGCCGTGATCCATATATATATCGTACGCTTCACAGCGCTCATGATCGAATCTGATGTAGCAACCAGAAACACGGAAATCGTCGCAGTTAAACTGAAAATTATGGGCGTTCATCCCGCCACCGCCAGTCTTCCAGACATCACCAGTTAAGAATTTTGTCCAGATATTTGTTAAGCGATCTCCTGCCCCAAGTAATTTGACTGCCCGGGGCCAGATCACTGGACCGGTGCGTTGGGTATATGTTCCTACATCAAATTTAATTTCTGCCTCACGTATATTACCTAATGAGTCAGACACCTTCTGGAAAAGGGGTGCTAAGTCATCACCATCGTTACCGTTTGGGGACGCGCCGAACCATGCAACGTGCACATATCTTGATTGCTCACCGGAAGATTTTTCTCCCGAAGGAATCGGATCTTTATGCTGAAAGGAAATATTTCCATCACCATAAAATATCTTATAAATACCAGCAGACACCCTGTTGCGGATTATCATTGTTGCGCCAGCATTAACACTAATTCCTGCGCCAGCTTCAAACTGTATAGGAGAATCGATAGTAATATTTCCGACTTTAAAAATCCCTCCCCGAACAATGATTCCACCTGGAGATGCAGCCATAGCAGCAAGAATTGCAGACGAATTGTCATCATTCTGCGGTTTCGCTCCGTGCTGACGAATATCTGCGTTATCGCGGATGAGATCAATTTCACCCTGCACGGTATTGCCTGATGTAGTGCCAATCAATCCGGCTCCAGTAGGCTTTGCCAAGTCTTCTATTAACTCATCTATGCGTGAGCTTACTGCCGCCGGGTCAACGCTCGATAGATCGGGCCAGTAAAACTGCTGCGCATTATACGAATCAGTTACTGCCATCGAGTAGTTTTGTTTCGTTATGAACTTGGCAATTTGCCCGTTATATACTGGGAATCCACCTGCGTTAATTAAAATTGGCTGAGCGACCTGAACCTCTTCCCCGCTCTCATTTACGATGTATACGGGGATATGGTTGTCAGGATTTGCCGGGTCTGTATCTGGAATGCCTACATATATTTTTCCGTTTGCCACCGCTTTAAACTGGCGAGGCATTGAGAACGTATTTACAGGCATAGAAATCACGTAATTAGACATTTGGCGTGCTCCGGGCGCAGATGCGTGGCACAAATAATTGTGCTGCTTTGCGTAAAAAAGTTTAATATTGTTAGAGGATTAGGAGGGAATGATGAATAAAAATTTATTAAACTTTGCTTTCTTTATATTCGGAATATGTGTTGCAGTAGCGCTATTCACCTAACGATTTTGACTTAGTACCTTGAGCTATGGAGTTAACAGCTTTTTCTGCCTGTGAAAGCGCCCTTTCGAACGCAGTTGAACCTCTTGGCGTATTAGCCAAGCGGAGCATTGCGTTCCTGCCAGACTCACTCTCATACAAGCGAGTCAGAACACCGTAGCCTGCTCCTCCTGCTGCTACTGACGGATTTGTAATCGTGCCGATGCCAAGGATAAACGGTATTGCCTGCTGTCCTGTTGGGGTTGTTACGCCTGCTTGACCCGCTCGTTTGGTGGACTCAAGGTAGTTTTTTAACCCCTTCAGGTAAGCAGCATCACGGCCTTTAAAGGTGATGCCGGTCTGGTTAGACATCAAATTAACGTGGCGCAGGAACTGGTCTGGCGAACCGCCAGATTTTTCCATCGCTTTACCGATAATTCCATTGCGCATCTGAGCGCGGCCAACCCGGCCAACCGAGTTGTACAGATTCTGCACTTCAGACTTGTTCTTACTGAACAGCATATTGTTCACAACTTCCGGCGTCAGGTCGCCTTTCATCAGAACATTCTTCAGACGCGTGTTCTGTAACTTGCTGGCTTCATCGGCATAAACTGCATTGGCCTGCTTGTAGCGACGTAATGTGTCATCGCCAAGGTTCTGCCCTATTGAGCTGTCGATGTCACCCGTCATGGCCCTGTACACCCGTTGAATAGCCGCGTCTGACCGACTAGGCATAACGACGCGCTCACCTTTAACATCCTGACGAAACTGGCTACGCAAATTGCTTAATTGCTGCAAATCCACACTCCCACTTGCCAGCTCATCACGGTAAGCCTGTAACTTTCCTATAGTGTCAGTGTCAGCAACCCGCCCCAATTTCTGAAGATTAGAGATTTCATCATCGATCTGTTGCAGCGCCCTTGAGGGCTGGATATTCACCCCCGCCATAGCGGTTTGAACCTTCTCAAGACGGCTTCCTGCAGCTCGTTTTATTCCCTCTGTTTTGGCTTTAAGGCTACCGATTACAATGGATGGATCGTATTCACCAAATCTGGAAGCATACTCTTCAACTAATTGGCTCCTGGCATCCTGCTGGGCTCCTCGCATGCCACTTGTGCCTAAGAACGGAATATTTTCTGCCGTAGTCTGAGCCATGCGTCCGACACGGGAATTAGGCTGGAGTAAGTCAGTCGTATGCAGCGGGACATCATTAGAGTCGGCAAACTGGATAGCCTGTCGCGCTTCGGGTGATATCTCTCCCCTGACACCACGATAAGCCGCGCCAATACCACGCCCCGCAGCGTTAATAGCGCCTCCTAATACAACGCCAACTCCAAGGTCAGTAGCCAGCGCCTGAGGGTTGTTTTGCTCGCTATTTGCTGCCGCTGACCCAATGGCATTATCAGCCAGTAAACGTGAAGTACCTTGCGCCAGTCTGCCAACGATAGAAGGAGCCTGAACAGCGGCACGCTCCGCACCAACAGGCGTAAGGTATGGCAAAGCCTCTGCCAGCACTTTGGCCTCAGTTGTCTGTGGCGTCAGCGTACCAGACTGCATACCAAAATCTCGCTCAAGTCCATCGGTTGTGACGCGCGGCGCCGGGGTATATGTTCCATCTCCAATACCCAACTTCTTACCAGCCCATGCGCCGGCGCTTGTTACCGCGTCAGCGATTGATGCCGGAATGTTAGCGACATTAACGCCAGCCTGAAGCAATCCGCGCCCTGTTTCCGCTGCGGCGTTACCCAAATCCGACATCATTCCGCCAGGTTGTTGCACGTTCTCTGCCCCGGAACTATTAACGGGATAGGCGGCATAGAATGCCTGTCGTGCCTGGTCAGCTTGCGGCCCGGCCTGCGGAGCAACAACCTCATTAAAATATTGCTCCTGCGCCTGAGTTTTTTGCTCAGGAGACAAAGCCTGATATTGCTGAGAGGCAATAACATCTTTCCATGCCTTAGCCATTAATCACCCCATAATGAAGAGAATCCGCCGCCAGTTGTTGCGGCTGGTTGTTGCGCTATTGCAGTCTGCCTGGGTGACGGTGCCCTGTGGCAACGCGCTATGCAGAAAATGAAAGTTGCTATCCGGTGCAATGTCGCACCTGACCGAATGAGGACGAAGCTCGTTCCGGTTAAATGGAGAATACCCTCGTTGATTTTAGCCCGCCTCGTGCGGGCTTCTTTTTTGCCTGGAGGATAACGTGAAACTGATTGATATTTTGGTGCAGGAATTACCGAAGCACGGTGGGTGGCCTGATGGGGTTAAGGTGGTTGAGCAGGATAGCAATGGATCGCTAATAGAAATGGAATCTGGCTACTGCAGCGATTTTCGATTGCAGCTTGCAGATGACTGGCTTCCTGAGACTTTAACTCGCGAGGAATACGAGTCCGCACTGTCCGCCAGTCAGACTCAGTGGAATGGCGAGGGGATGCCGCCTGTTGGTTGTGAGTGTGAAGCTTTATTCTACTCAGGAAGAGGTGAGTGGTATCGAGCTAAAATTATCGGTCATGATGAAGGGCGCGTGGTTGGTAGGTGGATTGAGGGACCGAAGGCGTATGAAATTTTAGACTACGTATCACCGCACGGCGCTTTCCGCCCCATCCGTTCAGAAGCAGATCAGAAGCGCAAAGAGTCTATCGGTATCATCGCAGATATTTGCCGTTCTTCTGCAAGTAACGGGCATTCTGCTGAATTGATATACGACGCCATCGCCGCCGGAAAAATCCCCCACATCCAACTCAAATAGCCGCAGCCCAGCGGCTTTTTTTATGCCTGGAGATAACCAATGAGCGAAGTGATCCAGCTTGTGCCCAATAAGTGGGTAACCGAGCAAAACCTTATCGCCGTAACAGGCCTGAAGCGTGGGACCATCGAGCGGGCCCGGCGCGAGTCTTGGTTTCTGGGGCGTGAATATTTGCACGTTTCCCCTGACGGCGAACCCAAACCAAACAGTGAATGCATGTACAACACTGAGGCGATCAATCTCTGGATAGAACAGCAAGCGGCCAAACAGCCTGGTGCCCGAAATTAAATTACAGGGTAACCTAGTCAGGCTCTTGGACGTCGGGAGGGAAGAATGGCATACCCAACAGGCGTTGAGAACCACGGAGGAACGCTCCGCATATGGTTCATGTATAAAGGCGTCAGGGTCAGGGAAAGCCTTGGCGTTGTGGACACGCCAAAGAATCGGAAGGTTGCCGGGGAGTTACGCGCATCGGTTTGCTACGCCATTAAGACAGGAGGTTTTAACTATGCAGCGCAGTTTCCGGAGTCTGCAAACCTTCAGCGATTCGGCGAGGATAAGAAAGAAATCAGCGTTATCGAGCTGGCTAACAAATGGCTCGACCTGAAAAGCATGGAGATAACGACCAACGCTTTGTCGCGGTATAAATCCATCGTCAGGAATATGGTGCCAAGGGTTGGTGAGAAAAAAATGGCGTCGGCGGTAAGTCAGGAAGATCTGCTGTTTATAAGGAAGGAGCTTTTGACGGGGTATCACACCCTGAAGAAAGGACAGCGAACGCCGGTAAAAGGACGTTCTGCACGGACGGTGAATAACTACATGATGGTGATGTCTTTCATGTTCCAGTTCGCTACCGAAAGTGGGTATATAAAGAAGAACCCGTTTGATGGCATCGACTTTCTGAAGAAGGCGAAGGCCGTTCCGGATCCGCTAACACGGGAAGAGTTCGTAAGACTCATTGATGCCTGTTACAACCAGCAGATAAAGAATTTCTGGTCACTGGCGGTGTATACAGGGATGCGGCATGGAGAGTTGTGTGGACTGGCGTGGGAGGATATCGACCTGAAGGCAGGAACCCTCATGGTCAGAAGGAATCACACATTAACGAAAGAATTCACCCTGCCAAAAACGGATGCAGGCACTGACAGGGTTATTCATCTGATCCAACCGGCTATAGATGTTCTTAAAAGCCAGGCGGAAATGACACGACTCGGTAAGCAGCATCAGGTTGAAGTTAAATTGCGGGAGTATGGCCGGACAACCACTCACCCCTGCACTTTCGTCTTTAACCCACAGGCTACTGTAACAAACGGGATCGCCGGCCACCATTACGCTGTTGGCTCTGTAGCTCAGAGTTGGGAGTCAGCAATGCGGCGAGCAGGTTTGCGTTACAGGAGAGCATACCAGTCAAGGCATACCTATGCATGCTGGTCGCTAACCGCAGGAGCAAACCCGAACTTCATCGCGGCGCAAATGGGTCACACAAATGCGCAGATGGTGTATCAGGTTTATGGTGCATGGATGTCGGATAACAATTCGGATCAGATTGCCATTCTGAACCAGAAATTATCTGACTTTGCCCCACCCATGCCCCAGGCGGTAGGATCGTAG